GACTTCCAAAAGCGCGGCGGCTAAGACTTTACCGAGTACAGGAACGAAGCGCAGGTTGATTTATGACGCGATGGTTGAAGCAGGAGAGCGAGGACTATGCGACCATGAACTAGAACAGATGTTTGGTTGGGTTCATCAGTCTGCTTCGGCGGCGCGAAACTCTTTGATGAATGATGGGTGGTGTGTGGTATCAAAACATCAACGCATGACTCCACAAGGGAACATGGCTAACGCATACATAGCGATAGTTACCGCACCTTGTTTTATTGACGACTGTAAAGACCCTGCTACAAATAAGTTCTTCGGTAAAAACTTATGTGCGTATCACTATGAACTATCCGCGCATGGCGACTAAAAAAATAATCCGCCGCGCTAGGCATAAACTTGTAATCTAACGGGGGTTAGGGCATAATAGGCTTGCGAGGGAGGAGAAATAATAAAAGGACACAAGATTGAGACCGAGCGTGTCAATGGGGGCGTTGTTGCGGTTTGCTCTGATTGGGGTTGCGCTTGGAAGGGTGTCTATGTTTTCACCCGAACCAATCGAATCACTGCAAAGCAAGAAGAAGTTCAAGACGGCGTTTTCCCTAATCGGAAATTAGCGGTCAATTCGTTTCGTGAGTTTCATTCACAGGGAGGAAAAAATAATGAGTAAAGGTTTCACAAAAGAAGAACTAAAAGAAATGGCAGAAGCAGTATTTTATGCGTCACAAGTTATCTGGTCGCCAAATGGACAAGAAATGTATCACAAACTTCTAAAGGCGCACGGAGTATTGTTAGGTTTATCTCTTACTGCTAAAAGTAATAGCCAAATAAATAACAAGGTCTGCGAACGCTGTGGTGAACCTGCTACGGTGTATGCTATGGATACTTGCGCCAATGGCTGGGGTGGTAACTATTGTGATAATCACATTCCCACAGGCTTCCAAATAACTGACCGATTCACAGAGAAAGACAAAACTACCGTCTAAAAGCACAAGGAGGCTGTAATGGCTACCCGTTTGACTATAAGAGGCAAGATTGTTCTCGGAACAGCAATTGTTTTAGTAGGAGCAGGATTCTCGCATATCACCCATGATGTTTGTTGGGTAGGACCAGAGCCATGGAAGTATGGTTCGTGTCGGGAGATGATTGAACGCGTTGTAAATCAAACGCTCAATGTCCCAACCCCGCAAGTAGACAGAATTGAGTATTATCGTGGCGCAACTAAGTTATCGGAAGTTGATTTAGCAGAATTACTTTGGCTTGTAGGCTTCCGCGAAGGTGCGCTGAAGAACGCTTGGGCTATCGCAATGCGAGAATCTAATGGCAGACCGCTCGCTTACAATGATAACGTCAAGACTGGGGATAACTCTTACGGCGTGTTCCAAATCAACATGATAGGTAGTTTGGGTAAAGACAGGCGCGATTTATTCAACCTTATTAACAATAAACAATTACTTGACCCAGTTATCAACGCTGAAATCGCTTTTTACATGAGCAAAGGCGGCATGGATTGGTCGTCATGGAAAGGCATAACGCCAAGAGCAAAGTCATTTCTAAAAGACTTCCCGAAGGCGGAACTTGAAATGCGTTTGAAGCGGTATTCTTAGACTATGTACGCACCAGCCTATCGCCTAAGAGAAGTAAATACTGCGCTGGATAACCTACGCGTAATTATGAGCGACCTTTCGGACGAACAATTAAAAATAACAGAGAAGGCATTTTCCAATGCGTTGATGTCGGTAACTTTAGAAATTTTCCATAGAGAGAAGGAACGACTTGAGCGAAGAGAAGTTGCATCGGTGTAATGGTTGCGGCGACTGGCTTTATGCCGATACAGTTTGCTCCGTGTGCGTAAAGTTAGACAGCCGCACATGACAGGGGCGGCGTGGCGAAGTATCCAATGCTTGATGGTAGTCAACTATGCGCGCAGATAGACCCAGAAATATGGTTTCCAACGGCGAAGAAGCAAACGGGCGCGATGGCAAAGAAGTATTGTCGTTCCTGCCCTTGGCTAGTAAGGTGTCGGGAATATGCTGTTCAGGTGGATGTTGTAGGGATTTGGGGAGCAACCAACGAGAAGGAACGCTCCCGAATGCGCAAGAAACAGAAGATAAAGGTTGAACGCTTAGAACTTGACGAGATTATCTCAGCGTTGCGAAAGGAGGGAGCGTGATACTACTTACGCAAAATAGTGAACTGCGCGAAGACCGAGTTTGGAACTGGGCTTTACCAGCATGGGTAATAAAACGCAATGGTAAAGGTTTCAATGTTTGTCCATCGGCAGGTGCTTGTACGCAGTTATGTTATGCCCGTAATGGAACGTATTTATTCCCTGCAGTAAGAGCCGCACACATGAGGAACTTAGATTTAGTTATTGAGGATTTGCCGAAGTGGAAAACCATCATGATAGGCGAGTTAGGTTCAGACCAATTCCGCGCAACTTACCAACCGCGCTTCGCAGATTTAGAATTAGACCCTGACCCATGGGCAGAAGAATGGATGCGCAGAGGTGGTTCAGCAGTTCGTATTCACGATTCAGGAGATTTCTTTTCAGACGAATACTTACAGGCATGGCTAGACATTGCTGAATTGTTTCCCGATGTTTTGTTTTATACCTATACAAAAGAAGTACCACGCTTTCGCCGCATGGTAGAAGGTAAAGCACCGACTAACTTCCGTTGGCTTTACAGTATGGGTGGTAAGCACGACCATTTACTAGATAAAGACCGCGATAGACACGCAGAAGTCTTTCCAACTTTAGAAGCCGTAGTCGCCGCAGGTTACATAGACCAGACCGCTTCAGATTTGTTGGCAGTATTGCTACCAACTACAAGGATAGGAATACCTGCTAATAACATTCCGCACTTCAAGAAAAAGATGGGAGATAACACATTTGGCGGAATGCAGATGGCAAGAAATGTTCACAAAAAAGATAACGCAGTAACCTAACAAAAGCGCGCTTTGTCGGTGGTTGATGGTAATCTAACCCCCGTTAGCGCAACCAAAGGAGAGAGCATGGCTGACTTTATGACTGTAACGCTTGTTGGGAAGGTAACCGAAAAGCCCGAACTACAAGTCACGCAAACAGGCAAGTCTTTATTAAAAGTGAAAATGAAAACATCTCGTTCTATCAAAAATACCAACGGAGAGTGGGAGCAGAAGGACGCGACCTACTGGAGTGTGACTGCTTGGGGAGAACTTGCGGAGAACGCGGCTGAAGGATTGAACGAAGGCGATTTGATTATGGCTCTTGGAACTATCAGCCAACGCGAGTGGGAGGGTAGAGATGGGGCTAAACGGATTTCATTGGAACTAAACGCTCAACACATAGGACGTTCATACGCTTCCACAAGTGTCGTGCGTGAATCTAAGTGGGATAGAAAAGCCAACGATGATGACCCGTTCGTCAAGGAGATGGTAGAAGAAGAACCACCCTTTTAGTCTGAAGTCCGTGCTAAGCGTGTATGCTCGGTTGACCGAGTACAATGTGCGAAGGCGGAGCGAGGTCAAATGGGTAAAGAGTTCGAAGGATTTGAGGAGCAAGGACTAAGTGAACTTGAGGCTACAGCGGCACAAATGCACGAAGTTTTTACATCTTTTGTTAACGCAGGCTTTACCGAAGACCAAGCATTGAAATTGTGTGCCATTTTGATAAATAATTCGGAAGATACCGAGGAGTAGCATGAGTCCAAAAATCGATTTAACGGAACTCGGCACTACTGGTCTGCGTAGGACTGGTGGAACTGTTTATGAAGAATTCCTCGTATCCCTTCGTGGTCGTAGGGGCGCAAAGGTTTATCGGGAGATGTCGGAGAATGACCCCGTAGTTGGTTCAATTTTATACGCTATTGAAAAAATTATTTTACGTCTTAATTGGACAGTTGAGCCAGCGAACGATAACCCAAGGGACAGAGAAAACGCAGAGTTTATCGAGTCATGTCTTTACGACATGTCTGATTCTTGGGATTCAACCTTATCTTCGATTTTGTCTATGTTGGTTTATGGCTACGCTTTTCATGAAATTGTTTACAAGTATCGCAGCGGCATGGACGCTAAAGACCCAAGTCGAAAGTCTAAGTTTAGCGATAATAAAGTAGGTTGGCGTAAATGGGCTATCCGCGCACAAGAAACACATAACAATTGGATGTTTGATGAAGATGGTGGTATTCAAGGATTTGAGCAAGTTGACCCTTATGGTGCTGGCATACATCGTATTCCAATTGATAAAGCACTTTTGTTTCGCACATCAACCCAAAAAAATAACCCAGAAGGTAAGTCTTTACTAAGGACTGCGTATCGTCCATGGTATTTCAAGCGCCGAATAGAAGAAATTGAGGCAATAGGAATAGAGCGTGATTTGGCAGGTTTGCCAGTTGCCTTTATACCACCAGAGTATTTAAGTTCACAAGCGACAGCGGAGCAACAAGCAGTTCGCGATAGTATTGTTTCAATTGTTCAGAACGTGAAGAGAAACGAACAAGAAGGTATTGTATTTCCTAACGTCTACGATGAACAAGGACACAAGTTATTTGAAATACAACTTTTAAGTGCAGGCGGAGCGCGGCAATTCGATACAGATAAAGTAATTTCTCGCTACGACCAGCGTATAGCAATGTCCGTATTGTCAGACTTTATTTTATTAGGACATGAACGTGTGGGTTCGTTCGCTCTTGGTAGTTCTAAGATAGACCTTTGGACTATGGCAGTAGACGCCATTTGTAAGTCAATGGCTGAAGTAATTAATCAGCATGCTATTCCTCGTTTATTGAAACTAAATGGAATGACGTTCGACGACGCTCCCGAGTTGAAGTATTCCGAAGTGGCTCATATAGACTTAACTGAAATCTCTGATTATGTTTCTAAACTAACTGCCGCAGGTGCTATTTCTCCAGACGCAGAAATGGAGGAGTTCCTACGAGGCTTGGGAGGTTTGCCAATGGCAACTGGTGAGCCAAAAGAACAGCCTGAGCAAGAGGAAGAAGCAGAAGAACCTGAAGAAGAACAGTAATGCCTCTAGTAGTCAAAGCAGAGCCGCGCCCACCAGTTGAACTTTCAGCGGCAGAGCAGAGAATCTACAACGCTTACAGAGATGCCTTTTCTGGGATAGGCGATATAAACGATACAAAGACCTTGCGCCTTATTGAGCAAGCCATAAATGGCGGTAATCCTTTAGGAGCGGTAAATGGAATTGCGTGGGGTGATTTTGTACAGAGTTTGAATAAAACTGTACAGAGCCTAACTAACGAAGTTGTGCGCTCGGCTAATGCGTCAGCGCGTACCTTCCCAAAGACTATTTCTATCCCTGCTAACTTCACAGCGTCAGACCCTAGAGCCATTGCGTTCGCACAAGCCAGAGCGGGCAAACTAATCCGTCAAGTTAGCGATGAAACTCGCAAGGCAGTAACCGAAACCATTCTGGAAGCCTTGCGTATGCGTATTGACCGCAGGGAAATGGTTACGCGCATTTCTAAAGTAGTCGGATTAGATAGTCGTCAGGCGCGCGCACTCACGCGCTATTACGAGAAGTCGCTACAAGACGCACAAGCCAGAGGTTTAGATTATGACGAAGCCGTAGCAGTTGCCGATAAGTTGGGAGAAAAATACAAGACACGACTACTCAAGCAACGCGCTGTGCGTATTGCGCGAACTGAAACTTTGGCGGCTTCTAATGCTGGTCGTTATTTATCTTGGATAGAAGCAGAGACCGCAGGGCTTTTGCCGCCGAACTCAATGAAGCGTTGGATTACAGCGATGGACGAGCGAACATGTCCTATTTGCGCTCCGTTAAATAATCAAGAATTTCCGTACAAAGCAGACTTCCCGACTGGCGAACTTATGCCGCCTGTTCACCCAAATTGTCGTTGTACCGCAGTAATAGTTCCTGCGCCTGTAACTTTTATTCCGCCGTTAGTTGAAAAGTCCACATCTGCTTTTTATGCGATGTTCAAACACGGAACGCACGACCAGTCCACACACAATCCACATAAAGGCGGCGGCAGACGAGAGGTAGGGGCTTGGCGTTACGGCGGAACGGATTATGACGCAGAGTTTGCCAAGTTACGTGAAGCAGGAATATTAAGAAATCCAGACGGAGTTTCCGAAGACGGAGACCCTTATATTCTAAAACCAAATGAAAGAACTGAGTTACACAGGAAAGGAGAACCTATTCCCGAAGGCTACGAAATCGTACCTGATGGAAAGCCTAGTTACGCTGACCCCGCAAAATACGATGTAATTCGTCCTGCCACGCCAAAAAAGTCTTTCGGCAGTTCGAACGAAGAGGACTATTTGACTACAATAAGGATGGAGCCGTTTTATCAAAACAGCGGAGATGCGCGGCTTAAAAACCCTGCCTTGGATGCTGAGATAAAAGATTTAGAAGCGAGTTATCTTCGACTTGATGTGTCGGCAGCAGAAGCGTTCTATCGCCAAGAAGCAAGAGATAAAGGGTTATCAGGGCGCAACTTTGATTACTACGTTACGGCACAAGTTAGTAGAGCGAGAACTTACATAACGACCAACAACTCTTATGTTCGACATGAAATCGCTAAAAGATTAGACCCTTACACTCCTGAGCCACTCGGTTTCTTCGGTGCGGTTGACGCTACTCGTTCTACTGTAATAGGCAACTTAGAAAGAGCCTTCCCTGTGATAGCGGTTGACGACGATGATATTCTGCAAGTAATCAGCGATGGTAGGTTTAAGACGCAATACGAAACCAAAGATAGTAATGGTGCGTATATGCCGATGTTGCGCCGTACTCGCGAAAGTGCTTACATGGGAGTTCCACAAGGCACACCTGCCGCAGAGAGACCTATTTACGGATACTTGGCAGTTCAGACTTCGGGCAAAACACCGAATACATCAGAATACAATTCAGATAAATGGAACGTTGATAATCTTGAGGTAGGGCAATATGGAGATGTTCGTGTAGTGCTAAAAGATAGTGTAATTGAACGAACTTCGTATACCATTCCCGATTCTTTAGATGGATACGCATTATCAAGACCTCTGGGCGAAGTTCACACACCGAAAACTGTGGGATTTGCAGGCTTACATCATGACCTAACATTTTCTCATAATGGTCTCCAACGAGAAGGGTACGCAGAAGCACAAGTTCGTGGCGGCGTGAAGTTGTCCGATATCAAAGAAATCGTTGTAGTTCCAAAATACAAGGGCTTCGAGGGCGAGATAAGAATAGAAGAACACAATCCAAGTTTGGCGGAAGCCATTACTATCGCGCTTGCCGCTAAAGGTTTGGATATACCAGTCACAGCATTAAAGCCAAAAGATAGGGCGAAAAAGAAATGAAAGCAGGAGAGGTCTTATACCGCAAAGGCAGTTTGTATCAACTTGTATTCTCACGCTCACAAGACGGCGAACTTTATGGTTATGTGAAAGCCACCGATGGCAGGATGTGGGGAGAACAACCCATAGTTTCTATTTTAGCAAAGGGTTACTGGGAATCTGTAGGCGGTGTTGTAGAAAAGCATGGCACACACGACCAGTCAACGCATAATCCGCACAAGGGTGGACGACGCGGAACTGACCCTATGCGCGGTTACAAGGCTGGCGAATGGACAAAGTTATCAGACCCGATGGCGTTACCTTTTCCGACTGCTGCGGCGGAACAAGCATATCTAGAACAATCTTTCGCGGCTTTTGAGCAACGAGAAGGAAGACCTTTGACTAGTGCGGAAAGAGAGAGACTAATCGCACAAGCAAACAATCCATGGCTCGGAGCAGAGCGAAAAAGACACTTAGAAAATGCAGATGTTTATGTAAATGGTTCCTCCATGATTATAGTGAAGCGCGACTTAGAAAATCCAGTAACGGATAGTGACCTACGTGGACTGACTACAGAAATAGATAGAATGCAACGCGATTATCCAGTCGCAGGGTTGCGTGTTCACATTGACGACAAAGAGTTTGATACATTCAACAAACCCGAAGGGGCTGTAATGATGGCTTATCGTGGCGGCGCGAGTCACGCTGTTGAACCGCACATTTTCATAAAATCTGGAAGCATGACAACTAAGCCAGCGGGCATGAACGGAGCCGCTCCTTACTTTGTTCCTTCTAAGATGACACCCGTGAGCCTACGCCGAGTTCAATTAACTCATGAGTGGGGACACCTTATGGATAAAAAAGGCGGTGTACCTTTTGAGGTAAAAGACATGGCTATAAAAAAAATAGTTGACCGATATCAAGGAGTTTATCGGACAGAAGGTAACGCACAGGTCTTCCCTACCTCAACAATGTATGGCATGAGCGATGTTGCGGAGCAGTTTGCCGAATCTTTCGCACAATACGTTTTAGCAAAGCAAGAAGGTTTCAAGTTAGAAAACCCTCTAACACTAGCGTTAGCAAAGGAGTTCAAATGGTAAACGAGGTCTTTTCTCCCATAGGGAGTTGTGTAAAATTTGATTACCAAAGTATGGAACAAGGCGTACTTTTGGGCTTTGCGATTAGAGAAGACGAGAAGGCATTGGAAGAACTGAAAAGACGGGGTCTCTCACACTTGCTCGCGCAGTTAGAAAGGTAAGATAGTTTCATGCCATACAAGATTTCAACCGAAGCCGAAGGGTGTTCTGGCTATGCCGTAGTCAAGCCTGACGGGGAAGTAATCGGTTGCCATACCTCTCGCGCCGCCGCGTTGCGCCATCAGAGAGCCTTGTATGCCAATGTGCCAGACGCAGTTGCTAAAAGCACTACCGAGGAACTAGAGCAATTACATACAAGTTTGCATGAACGTTTTTCCGAACCTGAAACTGATGAAGCAGCATTGTTAGCGCACCATCACATTACTACTGAACTCTTAGAGCGCGGAGAAGCCGTAGCCGAACTACGCGAGTGGGCTAACACATCATTTGTCCACCCCGAAGAAGAATACATTGAAGGTTCAGATTTAGAAGATTTAGGTTTAGGCACAGATGAAATAGTCGCCAAATGGATAGACGCTTGGGAAAATAACGAGATAGATGTTTTCTCCTTGCGGTACGGCATGACTGTAAAAGGCGATAGGTTATTAGTAAAAGTTGCCGATTCAGAGAACAAAGAACTAATCAAGTCCACAGACTTTGAGAAAGCGGCAGAGTCAGACACTTTTATTCCACCAGAAGGCGTAGCCCGCGAAGCAAAGATGGCGTTGGAGTGGATTCGTGAAGGACACGCAGGTAGTGGTTTTACTGATGTTGGGCGCGCTCGCGCCGCACAGTTAGCGGCTCGCCGTCCTGTATCGCTACGAACTATAAAGCGTATGGCTTCTTTCTTTGCTAGACATACACCAGACCGCCAAGCAGAAGGATTTTCCAGAGGTGAAAAAGGATACCCTTCGGGCGGGCGTGTAGCGCATAACGCTTGGGGTGGATTCACGGGAGAGTCTTGGGCTAAAAGGATTTTAGAAGGCGTAAGTAAAGGCTTAGAGGAAATAAGTAAAGGCGAAGACTTTGAGTTGCTTGCTCCCGAACTAATCTCTAAAGCAGATGAAAAGAAATTTACTCTCGGTCCTCTTTACATTCCAGACAGCCTTGACGCACATAACGAGTGGACAGATTCAGAAGAATTACAAAAGGCAGTTTGGGAGTACGTCAAATCTGGAGACCGCCGTATCCGTTTACAGCATAACCGCGATATAGTCGCGGGTGAGTGGGTGGAGGTCATGACCTTTCCGCACAAACTCACAGTACCAATAACAAAGGCTAACGGAGAAGAATCATCTTTTACCTATCCACCTAACACAGTTTTCATGGGCGTTCAATGGGAAGACTGGGCTTGGGATTTAGTAAAGCAAGGAAAACTACGCGGTTACTCTATCGGCGGTAAAGCCAAGCGAATTAACGCTAATTTAGAAACTAAAGAAGAAGTAGTTGAAGAATCTGACCCATCGGTGAACTCTGTTCATGTGGATACGATTATGAAGCCGCCTAAAAAGAAAGTAACAAAGCACGGAAACCACGACCAGTCAACTCACAACCCACACAAGGGCGGTAGAGGAGCGGGCGGCGGCGGTGCGCGCGCTGGCATGGGTGATATTCGTTTATCTGAACAAATGGTTAAGGATATGAAGGGTGGCTCGGCAGAGAAGTACCTAGTCCAAAATCAAGATGGAACTTATTCATTTACTCCTGAACGTCAAGCCCTACACGACAAGATTATTGCCGAGAAATTAGATGGTGTTCCTGAATCTGCTGACCCGACAATAACTTTTATGGGCGGTGGTCCTGCTTCGGGAAAAACTACTCTAATTGACTCTGGAGTTGCGGGTAACATCCCCAAAGGTAAAGAAGCGGCACAGGTAAATCCAGACACGATGAAAGAAGCATTACCAGAGTATGGAAGCATGGGGTCTGACCCAACAAAAGCGGCATTTACGCACGAAGAATCTTCGTATCTTTCTAAGCGTATGACCGCCGCCGCTATTGAGCGTAAGAACGATATTGTTGTTGACGGGACAGGAGATTCAGCACCAGAGTCCATGATAGGTAAAATTACGACTGCTAAAAATGCGGGATACAAGGTCAAGGGTGTGTACGTAACACAACCTACCGAGATGGCTTTAGCGGGCGCGCTCGCGCGCGCTCAAGCAACAGGTCGCCGTGTATCTCCTGAGGTAATAACACAAACTCACAGAGGAGTAAGTCAAACATTTCCTGCTATAACTAACCAGTTTGATTCGCTAGAGTTGTACGACACGCGGGACTTATTTTCCAAAGGTGTAGCCACACTTGTAGGTTCAGGCAAGAACGGACAGTTCAATATCGTAGACCAAGCCTTATACCAAGAGTTTTTAGACAAGGGGAAATAAATGGATTCATCAGTTATTGAACGCCTTTATGTTGAAATAGTTTTAGGTATCTCCAAGAACGACAGCAAGTTTGCCCCTCTAAGCGAGGCTTACAGTTCAATTTGGGATAAAATCGCGGTTGAGGTTGAAGAAATCAAGCAGATGGGCGGTATCATTGCGATACCATCAGAAACACCCGCTATTGAGTTGGGAAGGGTTGAGGACTAATGTTTTTATACAAGTCAGCAGTCATAAAACACGGCTCTCACGACCAATCAACCCATAACCCTAAAAAGGGCGGCGGTAGAGTAGGTGGCGGCGGTGCGCCAACATCAAGCGCGCCCGCACCACAAAGCACACAAGGTCAAAGCGATTACTTATCTCAAATGGAAGATGAAGTGGACGCCGCTAAAAATGATTTAGATAACCGCAGATTAGGCGCGGAGATGGTACAAGTGCGTAGTAAAAATGAAGCAGTTCGGAATCACGCACGTGGAACAGCAGAAGGTTTTGAAGACGCAAGTAATTTAGTTGGAAAAAAGAAAGATTTTTACAACTTGAAGGTAAAAGCAAACGGCGCAAAGAAAGCAAACATTAGTAATCCTGACTTGTTAGACAAGGCTTACAAAAATGGTTACTATGACGCGATTCTTTCCGCTCACGCGCAATACGGAAACTTAGATTTGGATATTTGAAATGTTTATAGCCAAGTCAGTTAAGTCAAGTCCAGTTTTGGTTCAAGAGCATGTCATTAAGCATGGCTCGCATGACCAATCAACGCATAACCCTAAAAAGGGTGGCGGCGGTGCGAGCGCTGGCACAGCGCAAAATAGTGGAACGACAACATTAGATAGCACGCACACCAAAGAATTAGCCTCACAGGAGCGCGCCTTGCGTGGTATTGCCTCTGGAAGTAAAGTCGGTCCAAGAGGACAAACTGCGAGAGCAAGTGATGATGAGTACTTGAAAGAACCAATAAAAGGAACTGTTCGTGCGGCAGACCATATCGAAAGGGCGCGGTCTTCTAAAGATACCAATGAACTAAGGACTCATATCTCAAACGCTCAAGAAGAAATAAGACTTGCTCGGAACGAATTTGAAGAGCAAAATTACCACGACATAGCAAGTGTCCTTAGCCGTACATCGGTAAACTTGGGTACTATCCAAACTGCGGCAATTAGAGGGCTACCGTTGAGTTTCGAATTACCAAGTGGACTTTCAGATAGATAAAGGAAGGACACTGCATGGGTGTTTTTTTAGGTGATTATTCTGTTGTCGGCAAGCGCGCTGATGTCGTATCAAAATCAACTGAATCTGCCTTGCAAAATAAAGTAGATGAACATAACGAAAAGTACGGGAATGACAAAGGAAAAAAAGTAACTTTACGAATGCTTCAAGCAGTTTATGACCGAGGTATTGGTGCTTACAAGACAAATCCTTCATCGGTACGCCCGAACGTAACTGGAAAAGAGCAATGGGCATTCGCGCGGGTCAATGGTTTTCTTTCCGCAGTTCGCACAGGACGCTACAAGCGTGGCAAATTTGATACGGATTTACTTCCAGAGTCACATCCGCTTTCATCAAAAAAAGAAGATTAAATGCGTGAGCAAGTAGTTAAACATGGTGCTCACGACCAACGAACTCACTCTCCACACGGACAAGGGTCACGGGGTCTCTTACAAAACTTGTCAACGCAGTTGAATCCAGTTAGCCAAGCAGTTGACGAAGTATTTGATTCAACAACCAATTTAGCAGCAGCCAATGATTTAGCCAGAGCCAAGTCTGCTATTTGGTCTGGTTCGCGAGCCGCAGAACCTAAAGACGCAGCAAGCACTTTAGAATCAGCGCGCCTAGCAATAGGAAGTGCTGCTCGCAAATTATCCAGAACTAGCACTCCTGCGGCAATCAAGTTATCTGATGCCTCGCAAAGATTAAAAGCGGTTATACAGGGCTTGCGGGGTCCAGAAGGTGGCTAACGAAAGATGACGACTCATTCCTTGTTCCACTCGTCTATTAAAGCCTTCAACTCTAAGTCCAATTTAGACTCTTCCATCTTTTCCATCATTTTCCAAGTCACTGAGAGTTGCGCCAAGCGAACAAATGCCCAAAGCGCAATCGCAACGAACCCAACTAAAGCGACTAAAATCAACTCCACCGCTCACCCCCAAACTAAGTCCTCGAACGCCTATGATAACCTTACTTGTGGGAGTTAGGATAGAAACGTGACATCATGTTAAATCTTCATCGCTACGACGTCAGTAAAGTTGAGACTTGCCCGCGCGCTACGCAAGACGTAAAAACAAATCTTGCCAATCGTGAGAAAGCCATCAAGGACGCAGCATATGGTCCTCTAAACCCCAAAGAGCCAAACGACGAGTTTTGGAAAAAGAAAGCCGATAGGTGGGACGTTTCAACAGCAGAGGCGAAGAAATCAAGATGTGGTAACTGCGCAGCGTTTATCCAAACTAAAGAAATGCTAAGTTGTATAAAAGAAGGCTTGGAAGTTGGAGATACAGAGCAGAACGCTTGGGATACCATACAAGCGGGTGACCTCGGATATTGTGAAGCCTTCGACTTCAAGTGTGCGGCGAGTCGGACTTGTGACGCTTGGATTTCAGGTGGTCCTGTCGTAAGCAAAGCCAGCGCCCCGACTAAGGTCAAGGTCGGCTCTATGGTGTCTTGGAACTCATCTGGCGGTTCAGCGCAAGGCAAAGTTGAACATGTTATGCGTGAGGGGGTGCTAGGAGTTCCCAAATCCTCTTTTAGCATACGAGCAACCAAAGAAGACCCTGCCGTACTAATTCGTATTTATCGCGATGGCAAAGAGACCGAAACGCTTGTAGGGCATAAGGCTTCTACATTAAGAGTTCTCAAGTCTTGAGTAATGGCTAAAGCCCGCCCCTGCCCTAAGTGTAAAAAGTGGTACAACCCAAGATTCAGCGGTAATTACGAGATGTGTGCATATTGCATCCTTGCGGAAAAGTTAAAAGAGCAAGACACGCTATCTAAGCAGTAAAACGAGCGTAGTAGCGGTAAACTAATCCCTTACCGATATGTTATTCTACATCGGGAAAAAGGAGTGCAAATGGCTAAAGCCCGCAAGATGGTTGGACTTAACATTGAGGAGACCAGCGGCGTTGACCATCCTGCACACCTACACGAAGGTTGGTTGGTTATCAAATCAGAGAATTCTGGTGTGGACGACCTTCTTTCAGACCTAAAAGCAAACAAAGAATCAGATGCGAGTCTGTCAATGGAGGAAACCATGCCCCAAGAAGAAAAAGTAGAACTCGCGGTGCACATGAAGCCAGAAGAAGAAAAAGAAAAAGGTATGTCTTATGGCGACATGGAAGAGAAAATCAAGCAACTGACCGAGGAATTGGAAAAGACCAAGGCAGAACTTGAGAAGACCAAAGAAAAAATGAAGAAGAAAGAAGAAAACGAAGTCGAGAAAAATAACTCCGTTGATTCACTCATCAAATCTGCTCCTGAACCACTACGCAAAATGCTTGCTAGTTTGGAACAGGAAAAAGCAGATGCTTTGGCTAAAGCCGCAGAAGCAGAAGAAGTTCTCAAGTCAGAAAGAACAGTACGTGCAAATGCCGAATCAATCGAAAAAGCAAAGGCATGGAAGTTCCTATCACTAGACGCTGAGAAAGTCGGTCCTGCTTTGCGCCAACTTGCAGAAGTTGACGCAGAACTAGCAAAGTCTGTAGAAGAAGCATTGTCGTCTGTCAACGCTCAAGCAGAATCAGCAAATATCTTTGCAGAAATCGGAAAGTCAGCGAACCCAACCACAGGTAATGCGTATGAGCAGTTAACCTCTATGGCTAAGTCTGCTACTGAATTAAACAATAATCTGACGTTTGAGCAAGCATTTGCAAATGCTGTGAACACAAACCCAGACCTATACGCGCAATACTTGAGCGAGAAGGGTGCTAAGTAACATGGCATACGAAATTAGTAATTATTCGGTAAAGGTCACGCTCGTAGCAGCGGCAGACCTTTCAGCGCTACAATACACATTCGTTAAATTGAATGCATCAGGTCAGGCAGCAGCAGCAGCCGCAGCCACTGATATTCCAATCGGTGTATTACAAAACGCTCCAACCTCAGGACAAGAAGCAGAAGTGCTCGTTGTTGGGGGAACAAAGATTGTTGCTGGAGCAGCAATTGGTGAAGGCGCACTAGTTGGAACAAGTGCCACAGGCAGAGCAGTTGCTTTGGTTGCTGGCACTGATACAACTAAATATGTTGTTGGAACTCTACTAACCGAGTCTGGAGCCTCTGGTGACATCGTTACAGCAGTCATCAATTGTGCAAATCCAGGCAGAGCGGCATAAGGAGGAATAACACATGCCACAACCAAGTATCAATTCCGTCCATGTGGACGCGATTCTCACAAACATT